TATCAGCACTATTTACACACCCCGCAAGGTGCAGAGCTGGCAGCACAGGAAGCCTGGCGCAATGCGAAAGCTAGGTTAGGTCTCGAGTTGTTACCCCCGATCACCCGCGGTTTACTCGGATTGGCCAAAGCCCTCAACATGGTGAATGAAGGGTTAAGGCGACATCCTATCCTGACTAAGGCCCTTGGCTTAACCTTTACTGCGCTTGTTGGTGGGTTAGTGTTAAGAGGGATGAGCCTGTTGTTCAAGGCGGCTTGGCAAGGGCTAGGATTATTGCGTCTGGGGAAGTTATTGAAGGCGGCTTGGCTACCGAGTCTCTGGCCCGTGTTACGTCGAATGGGGCATCTGATTCTGACAGGCTTGCGGACGATCCCCCTGCTCCGTTGGGCGCTAGCAGCTGTGGCAATCGGTCTATGGGTCTGGCGTCATTGGTCAAGTCTCAAACCTAAGCTGATCGCTTTCGGAGAAGCGATGACGGCAATGCATGACAAAGTCTTTGGCGGACTGCTCACCATCTGGCAAGGCTTTTTCAATCTCTTAATTTCGGGTCTGAATCTGGTATTACCCAAAACTTTAGCCTTGCCCAAGCTGACCTTTGCGCAGAACGTCTCGCATCGATCTCCTTCTACTTCGACAGACGATCATTCCGCTTTGTCGGGCAGTCCCTTTGTATCCGCCTTTCCGACGCTTCCTATTCAGGTAAATAACCGTGTCTACCTCGATGGGCGTCAACTTTCTCAGACGGTGACACAGTACCAATCCCAGGCAGCCCAACGGGCGGCTTCTGCCAGCGGTCGTCAACATGATGGCTCATTGGGCTTTTATTTACCGGCGCAGGCGGGTTCATGAAACCGGATACTACGCTCACGTTAGGCGATGTCACATTTGTCGGTGCCGAAATTCCTGAACAGTTGTCATTTGGCGGGGAACAAAAGCTCGCTATTCATGAATTAGTCGGGGGCGCCCGGGTGATGGATGCTTTAGGGCGTGCCGAGGCGCCTTTGACTTGGCAGGGGCGCTTTCTGGGACAACACGCGCTAGCACGGGCACGTTATTTGGACAGCTTGCGACAGGCGGGACAGCCGCTGAAGTTGCAGTGGTCAGTTTTCGCTTACTGTGTGGTCATTCGCTCGTTAACAATAGATTATCAGCGCGGTTATCAATTGCCTTACCACATCACCTGCGAAGTCCTCGAAGATTTGACTCAGCCGGTTAAGGAGAGCGCTTCGCCCGGTATCGACGCTTGGGTAAGAGAGGACATGGAAACGGCCCAGGGATTAATCAAGGGCGTGGAAGATGGGCCCCTGTCTGCGCTATTTATAGCCTTAAAAACGGCGATGCGCGCGGTAGGCCATCTCGCTCAAGCAGTACAACGTGTATTACATAGTGTGTTACAGCCTTTAGCCGACTTGCGAGCAAGATTGAGTTTGTTGCTGAGGCAAGTGAACGCGTTAGTCCACCAGACGGCAACGCTAGGGGGCTTCTTGTCCGCGTCAGCAACCCCTCCACTGTTGGCGCATCTCAACGCTTTAGGGCAGCTCTCTCGCTTGATAACCTTAGAGCGAGTCTTGGGACGTCTGCAAGCGAATATCGGCTCCGTTTCCTCGGGTGCTCGCCAGATCACCGTTGCCGGGGGGAATTTATATGCGCTGGCCGCCCAAGAATATGGCGATGCGAATGCCTGGCCGATCATTGCGCAAGCCAATGCGTTGACTGACCCGGTGCTTGATGGGATTCACACGCTCACGATCCCGCCCCGCCCATGACGCAATACGCTATGACAGATCGTGTAGAGAAGGCACGCCAGCCGCGTGGCGTGGTCAAGCTCAATGGAGAGAGATTGCCGGGATGGATCGCTTTTGAAGTCGAGAAGACGCTGACCTATGAAGCCGATACGTTTCGCCTAACCTTAGCGGTATCCGCTTTACCCCCTCAACGACAGGCCGCCTGGTTAGCGCAACAAGCTTTCATTGAGTGTGAAATTTGGGCAGGGTTCCCCACGGTGCCGACCCAGCTACGTCTGGAGGAGCTAACCTTACTGATCGTGGGACAAGTCGATGAGGTGAACTTTGATCCCGTGGCGGGAACCGTAGAGCTGGCAGGTCGGGATTTAACGGCTCGCTTGATTGATACAAAAATCACCGAGACTTGGTTGAATCATACAGCCAGTGAAATGGTGAGTCGCCTGGCCGAACGGCATGGTTTAACAGCTCATGTTATCTCCACGCGAGAGAAGATTGGGCTTTTGGTCTCGAATGATACGGTCAGTTTCTATGATCAAAGTGAATGGGAAGTCTTAACGCAGCTTGCTCGGTGGTATCAATATCAAGTGTCTGTACAGGGACGGGTGCTATATTTTGCGCCGCCTGCGCCCACTGCTCAGCCTTATGTCTTGGCTTGGCAGCAGTCAAATGAGACATCAAGCGCTGCGCGTTTTGCAGGCATGACCTTAAAGTTAACGCGCCATTTAACCGTAGCGCAAGAAGTGACGGTGATCGCACAGTCTTTTTCTCCCATCACTAAACGTCAATTTACGGTGCAATATCCGACCCGACAGGCGACGGGCCAGATCACACCGGGTCAAGCGAAACCGCCTCGAAAAGTCTATCGCTATCGATTGCCACAACTCACCCGAGCACAAGCTTTACGTTTTGTGCAAGCCAAGCATCGAGAAATCACACAGCATGAGCGGCGTTTAAGTGCGACCGTACCCGCGGAGGCGGCGTTAACCATTTTTCGCCCTCTTCAACTCACAGGTACAGCGACCGCTCTTGACCAGTTTTATTATCCAGAAAGCCTGGTGCATGACTTCGATGGCGAGCAAGGGTATCGCTTGCATATTCAGGCCAAAAACCGTACCACTCAGGATGATGATGCGACAGATGCTTAATTTAGTGCGTGTGCAAGCCCAGCAGGCACTGCCACAGCAGGCCACCGTGCGCCTTGGCATGGTTGAGAGCTATGATCCTCAGCATTATCGTGCAAAGGTCAGACTGCAACCTGAAGAGGTGTTAACGGGCTGGTTGCCTATTGTGTCTCCTTGGGTGGGAAACGGCTGGGGTTTCTTCGCCCCGCCTTCGATAGGCGATGTGGTGGAGGTGCTTTCTCAAGAAGGCGTGTTGGAAGCAGGTTTTGTGGGGCAGCGTTTTTACAATGAAATAGATCAGCCTTTAACGGTACCGGAAGGGGAATGTTGGCTCGTTCATCGCTGCGGTTCCTGTGTGAAGTTTCACAATGATGGCAGTGTGGAGATTCAGAGTGCGCAGATGTTGCGTGCGACAGTCAACGGGGAGGCGCAATTAACGGTCAAGGGAAAGCTGCAGAGCACGGCCACCCAATGGCAGCATACGGGTGCCTTAAATGTGACAGGTGATGTCACCATCGAAGGTCATCTACAGGTCACCGAAGCCATCACAGGACAGGGTGGCTTAGGCATTAGTGGCGGACAGGGCGCACAGGTGCAAGGCCGCTTATGGGTGACCCAAGGCGATATTTCTGCCGAAGGGGTGAGTCTGACGCAGCATACTCATGGGGGCGTGGAGCCGGGGAACTCGAATACGGGAGCACCAAAATGAAGTCCACAAAGGTTGCGGATGAACGAGTTATTTGATTACTCAAGTACGAGCCTTAATGTGCTATTAGCGGCTGAGGCAAGGCGTGCTAACAGCGTTAAGGAAGGTACACGCGTATCTGAGCCGCTTTCTATGCGCGCAATGACAGGTTGAGTCGTGTGGGCCTTATGAGCGAGTTCTGTCTGCGTTAAATTGGCTTTTTGCCTCATTTCAAAAGTAAGTTTTGCAATTTCATTGATGAGTAACTCACGTTGAAAATGTTGTCTAAATTCAGCATTTTGGGAGGCATCTTGAATGACCTCAGTTAAGGTAGTCGCTGGCATGTTGAATAACCTCCAATAAACGTTTTTCGGCAATAGCTAATTCTTTAGCAGGGGCTTTTTGAGATTGCTTTTGATAGGCGTGTAATAGAACTAGCCCCTCTTTTTGAAGCGTGACATAAAAAATTCGATAACCTGCTGTTGCCGATTTGATTTTGATTTCCCACAGTTTGCCCTTGAGCTGCCTGAATTGCACACGGGGACTATACCAACCCATATCCTCAATGCTTTTTAGGCAGGCCAAGACCTTTGCACAGTCTTTTGCGGGCAAACGCTCGATAAATTCGCGTACTGGGGAGCGATTTGCCCCGTAAAAAAGGATTTTCATAGTGCATGAATATATTCCCAAATGGATATAAATACAATCCTAATGATGACTTCTATTTCATAACATTTATGGCCTTGCCTCATGATATTTCTCAAACTCTGGGTGCGGGCTTATCTTTCGATACCACAGGGGATCTTCAAGTCACGCAAGGGACAGAGCGTAGTCAGCAACGCGTGTTACGTCGTTTACTGACGAACCCAGGCGAGTATTTATTTCATTTGGCTTACGGGGCGGGCTTACCGGTTCAGGTTGGGAAAATGTGGGCGCGACAGACACTTCAGAGTTTGATTCGTCAACAGCTTTGGCAAGAGAACAGCATCACGTCTCAACCGGCTCCTGACATCACTGTCACGCCTGTGCGTGAGGGGGTGAGTCTTTCCCTGCGCTACCAAGAAGCCCAAGCAAACCAGGTGGTGAACCTCTCGTTAGCACTGGAGTCATAATATGCTGCCAACAAAAGATTTTGTGACGCTCGTGCGTGAGCAAGTTACGGCGATTCAAGGCGCGACCCGCCGAAAAATTGATGTCAGCGTGGGCTCGGTATTACGCGCTCTCGTCGAAGCTTTTGCTGCGGTGATGCTCTGATTACAAGAATTAGTCGTCAAACTGTTAACCACAACGCGGGCGAGTACCTCTACCGGAGAAGATTTAGATACCTGGATGCAGGATTATGGCTTATCTTGCTTACCGGCGGTATACGCGACAGGATGGGTAACGTTTTCTCGCTTCACGCCTGCGCGCTCGGCGTTGATTCCGGTTGGCGCACAGCTCGAGACAGAGGAGGGCGCGCCCACGTTTGTTGTCGTAGAAGATATCCACCATCCTGATTATGATGCTACCCGAAAAGGGTATGAGCTGGCCGCCGGGATCGAAAGCCTCCGCGTACCCGTGCAAGCCCAACAGCCGGGGCGCAGCGGTAATGTCGCCGCCGGGGTGCTGACCCAGCTTAAACAAGCGATCCCCGGTATTGATACGCTCACCAATGAGACTGCCTTCGCAAATGGGATGGAAGCGGAAACAGATGAAGCTTTCAGAGCACGTTTTGTGAGCTATATGGCGTCATTGTCTAAAGCGACTCTGCCCGCAGTCAGTCGCCATTACCACCGCGCGCGTAGGATTACGTCATCAGATTATCGAAAATGAGACGTATGAAGGCCAACCCAAGAAAGGTTATTTTTATGCTGTAGTGGATGATGACACGGGCCTGCCGAATGCTGATCTGTTAACGCAAGTGTATCGGGCTATTGAGAATGTGCGGCCCTTAGCAGTAACTTTTGGTGTGTTTGCCCCAGAAGTGGTGACTGTCACGATCGCTATGCGGCTGCAGGTGGAACAAGGCCCCGTGCCGGAAGCGGTGCAAAGCGCTGTCAAAGCCGCCTTACGGGGCTATATCGATGCATTGGGACTGGGGCAAAGTCTAGCTTGGTCGCGACTGAATCAGCTGGCGTATGACGCTTCCCCTCAAGTCACGAATGTTACGCATCTCTTAGTGAATGGTACGACACGAGATGTCACCGTCACAGTACGGCAGACGATCAAAGCCGGTGTTATTACGCTGCATTAACGATGTCGATCCTCATGAAAACCCAACATTCAGATGAGAATTTTCCTCGTCTGAAATCGCTGCTGCCTCGCTGGTTTGGCGATGACACCCCGGTACTGGATGCCTTGTTACAGGGAGCTGCCCATTTGGTGAGTGTAGGGGCCGCACTGATACGCTATGCCACCGCCCAAACGCGCCTTAAAACAGCGGCCGAAGGATGGCTGGAACTCATCGCGCATGATTTTTTAGGTCGGAACCTTGTCCGGCAGGTGGGCCAAAGTGATGAAGCGTTTAGGGGACGGATTTTAGCGAGTTTGTTTCGGGAACGTGCTACACGGGCAGGCCTCATCCAGCTCCTGACCGAGCTCACGGGTCAGACTCCCAAGGTTTTTGAGCCGAATGCAGCGGGAGATACTGCCGCCTATGGCATGAGTCATTATGGCATCGGACGGTACGGCGGTCGAGCATTGACTTACCAAGTGTGGGTCACGATTCATCGACCCCATGAGGCCAGTCCTCCTCTCGAGGCAGGATTCTATGCACAGCATCCTTATGGCCGCAGCCGATACGCTTCCCACCGACGTTTACAAAGTGCTTTACCCGATCATGCCCTGCTTCAGGCGGTGCACCAGCTCAAACCCATGGGCACAGTCGTGTGGGTGAGATTGATTTAAATTTTTTAGGATAAAAACGATGCATTGATTAGTGACTTATTTAGGGCAGCTTATTGACCATCATGACCCTATGCAGGCGAATCAATTTGCGATGGTAGGACTCGGTAAACTGGCCCAAGCGTTATTGGGGGATCAACCACTCGTGCGTGGGTTGACATGCGAACCTACCGCACCGGCATCGCTGCAAGTGCAGGTGAGTCCGGGGGAGATTTATCAGTTAGCGAATGTAGATGATACGCCCTATGGGGATTGGCCTGCTGATACCCAACATACGGTGGTAAAGCAAGGTTTGTTAAGCGAGAGTGCGCTGCTAGATTGCCCCGTGCCGCAGACCGCGGGACATCGTGTGACGCATCTGATTCAAGCGCGTTGGGTAGAAGTCGATGATGAAAAAGATTTACTGCCTTATTACAACGCGAGTGATCCTCGGCAAGTGTGGTGGGGAGTCAATAATGAAGGGAAGACCCAACCCACTGTTCGGCATAGCCTATGTCAAGTGATCTTGAAACCGGGGATTACCGCCCCAGCGGGTCAACAACGTTTGCCAGTGGTCGATGCGGGTTATCTGGGCTTATATGAAGTGACGCTAGCTTATGGTCAAACGACTATCGAAGCGCAGCATATTCAGCGCTTAGACAAAGCTCCGTTTATTGATGAAACGCTGACACAAAAAATCAGTCAATCATTTGCCGATCGCCGTTATCTCCGAAGCGAAATGGGGGATGGACGGTATTTGACGCCTGAACAGGCCGATGCACGCTACCTTCCTTTCGCCGAAAAAGGTCAACCTCAAGGTGTGGCGACGCTTGATGAACATGCGCAATTACCTCTGTCCCAACTCCAAGGGGCATTTGCTCGCGGCACCGGCTACCAGCGCTTGCCCAGTGGTTTGATCTTACAGTGGGGATTTGCGCAAAACCCCAATCCCTATGGACAAGACATTACCTATCCCATGACTTTCCCTCAAGCCGTGTGCGGTATTGTGGCCACAGGAGGACAAGGGGAGACGAATTGGGCCGATACCATTAATGTCCAATCGCGGGACACCTCGCACTTTACTTTATATCTGTCGTATCCCAGTGGACGGACGAGCATCTCGACGTATTGGTTTGCCCTGGGTTATTAAGTGAGGACAACATGACGCTTTTTTACGCTCCTACGCAAAAAGGTTTCTTCGATGACGTGATTCATAACGTCATCCCGAAGGATGCCTTACCTATTTCTCAGGTCGAGCATCAGGCTTTACTTGAAGCCAATAGCCAGGGGGCGCGGATTGAGCTGAATGATCAAAGCAGGCCCGTGGCGGTGTTTCCCTCTGAGGCCCAACAATTGATCGCGGCGAAAACCCAAGCACATCAACATCTTAAGCAACTCATCCATTTAGCTAAACAGTCGTTGCGCGACGGGCAAGATGAAGTGGATATCTTCTTTCTATTGCACCAATATTTCCTGGCTCAACGTGTGGCAGCCGGCACGGCCAGTGAAGCAGAGATTGCTGCACTAAACGCTGAACGGCTTGCTCGAGGGCAGAAAGAAGGGTTATCGGAATTTTGTCAGAGGCTGTGTACGCAAGGCGAGCGTTTGATATCAGTCTTGGCTCAGCTCAATGGGCTGAAGTATCGCCTAGGTGTGGCAATCGATGGTGCACAGACGTTAAAGAGTCTGGAAGCGTTGATGGCAGAGTTTCCTAGTGAACTCAATACTATCCCGGCTAAAGGGTCTGCGACACAGGAGGTTTAAAAGATGTGCTTTATCTTTCATTCGATGCTTTACCCACTTTATGCCTTGGTTAGCCTTAGTGGGACGCTCCTCGCGATGGGATTGTTGAACTGGTGGGCACCGCTGTTTGCTAATGACCAGGGCAATCTTCCCAAAGCACTGAGATGGCTCCAAACCTTTGATGCCTCGCTCGATGCGGGCTGGCAAGATGGCTATCTTCCTGTGTCTTGGGGCCACACCCGCTTTAAGCGTTACTGGGCTCGGGTGTACTGGTTGTATCGTAATCCCGTCTATGGGCTCGACTATGGCTTATTGGGTTTACCGTTCGATCCTCAAAAATGGCGGGTCGTACGCCATCTTCAAACCCCCACCTGCGTGCTGTTTATGGCGCTCGGCCCAGCCTTTAATCTTTATTACCATGGTCGTTGGGGTCTCCTCAAATTAGGTTGGAAAGCCTGGAATTATTGGGATGGCCATCGCTGGAAAACTTCTCCGTGGGGAAAAAAATGGCGTGTGCCGGTGTGTTGTTCTTTCAATCCTTTTCAGCGGCGAAATGCCCCCTCTGAGCGGAAGCTTTTCTCATGAATCAAGACGATCGAACCCTACTGGAACTAGCGCTTATTGGCGCAGGCATTGCGCTAGGCAAGCTGCTAGCGGGTGGAGAAACGTTAACTTTGCGTCTGTTGGTTGGGCGTGTCATGGTGGGGGCAGGTTTAAGTATGGCCGCCGGCGCGATATTGGCTATGATTCCAAATTTATCCCCCTTAGCCCTCGTCGGCCTGGGGTCTGCCTTAGGCATTGCTGGGCAATCTCTTTTAGAAAGCTGTGTGCAACGCTGGCTGGGCCAGCAGGATCGCCATGAATAAATCATGATAGGGGATCGACAGCATTTAACACTGCTATGTCAGGAACTGAAGCGAGATGAAGGCATACGCCTCAAACCCTATCGAGATACGCAAGGGAACTTAACGATTGGGGTAGGGCGTAATCTCGACACGGTGGGGATTAGCAAAGCCGAAAGCGGGGTGTTATTGCTTAATGATATCGAGCGCCTTGAGCAAGCCTTAGATGCCAAATGGCCAGGGTGGCGTAGGCTCAATCCTGTACGGCAACGGGTGATGCTGAATATGGCGTTTAATCTAGGCATTCGGGGCTTGCTCACCTTCAAGGCTGCTTTAGCCGCCTTACAGCAGCAAGATTATGATCAGGCCGCGGCCCATATGCTGAACTCCCTTTGGGCCAAGCAAGTGGGGCCGCGGGCCAGACGCTTAGCGCAGCACATGCGAGAGGGGCGGTAAATGGGGGGAGGGCTCAAGCTCTTGAGCTTCAAAGCAGGGGGGCTACTCGCTGTGGCAAGTGTAGCGGCTAGTCTGGCTTGGCAGGTGCAAGCCTGGCGTTACACGGCTCAGGTGGCGAGCTGTCAAGCCCAATTTAGGACGTATCAAGCCCAAGTGACCCAGGCGAAGGCGCAACTTATCCAAGCCCAAGCGCAAATGGTGAACCGGATCGAAGCGCGCTGGCGTCAGCGTCTTCATGCCTTACAAATCCAGCAAGACACTTTGATGCAAGAGGTGCCCACCTATGTTATGCCTCAAGATGAGTCTCGCTTTCATCTTAATGTGGGCTTTGTGCGCTTGTACAACGCCGCCTTTCGGGGTCACTCTCCCCGACCCCCCGCCGAGTCTGACCGAACATCCGCCCGCCTTTCGTTATCTGAGCTTACCCGCACCACCGTCTTTAACGCCAATGTCTGTCAGCAATGGAAAACCCAAGCCCTAGGGTGGGAAGCGTTTTATCAGCAGCTGCAACGAGGCTCAGAAGCTTGGATGCCAGTTCAACCGGACAAAGCACATAAGGCAAAATGATCAGCGTTCACGATGGGGCGAAGTATTTTTTATTGCTTACCCATGAAGCCCCCCAAGAAGGCATTCCCAATCTGACGTTGCAAAAGCTCGTGACTCTCGCGCAAGGAGTGCATTTAGCATTGTTTGAGACACCGTTATTTGCTGAGGTGATTGAGGCTGGTGCCGCCCGGCCGGGGATGCCGATGCTGTATCAAGCGTATGCGCATGATGGCGAGCCACGGCTTTCACCGCCTGAAGCCTTTGACTTCTGACGATAGAGGAAGACACGCGAGAACGCCTGGATAACGTCTATCGGGTGACTGGGCAGTTTTCCGCTTGGCGACTGCGGCAGATAGTGTAGGCACATCCGCCGTGGCAAGCTGTCTATCTGCGTACTCGAGGGGGGATTATCGCGCCTGAAACGATGCGGCAATATTTTCGCACGCAGGTCAAGATTTAATGGAAAGTAAAGACGTCGGCTAATGTCGCGGCGGTGGCGGCCCGAATAATCCACTGCGTTAAGGTTTCCGGGGCCGCTTCCTCGATCGAGGATTGATAATCTTGAATCGGGGCTTGAGGGAAACGGGCCTGTAAGAGTTTGCGTAGGGCATTCTTTTCGCCTTCTTGTCTACCTTGTTGTCTAAATTGCTGAGCGAGTGTCATCACGTCTTCTCGATATTGTGGCGTATGGGTTTCAATGAATTGTACCAATTGCGCGGGATCCGTGCAGTCGCCTTCTTGAAAAGCATACCGCAATATCGCCCGAACGTGCTCAGGTAAGGGATGATCCCGCTGGATCAAATCAACGATATCGGCGAATAAGTTTAATAAATCACGAGTATGAATATGCTTCTGGACGATCTCCAACAAAGCGATATCGCGATGGGAACGTAATGCTTCATCGGGAATGAGG